AACAATAGACACATTCTCAGGAAGTTCCGCCTTTGTAAAGTCAAACCCTGTTAAACTATTTAAGCCTTCAATTAGCTTTTCGTGATCGTATCTAGCCATTATTTACCCAATGCCTCCCTTACGGATGCTAAGTAATCAACGCCGTTGATTACACAAACGTAGTTAAATTTATCAATTTCTGTGCGAGTTTTACCACCTACAGTCATTTTGAAATATACAATTTCAAACTCTGTAGAGGTATCGGTTTTACTTGCCTGTTCAAACTTGCCAAGACCGATTTTCTTAGGCATCACTTTGGCATATACACTAACTGCTTCAGGCACTAGTTCACCTTTAGCAGAATCATATAATTGTTGTGCGCCCCGGATTTCGATATCATGTACCTTTTGACTGGCAAGGTCAGTCACGTCCTTGTCAATGGTATTCCATTTAATGGACATATTCATTGCCTTGGTTTGACCGAGTACACCCAAATCGACTTCGCCGGCGATACCTGCACCTTTGATAGTGTCACTGATAAATTCGATATCAGGTAAGGTTACATCGGCGTAACCATATAATTCTCTGCCAGAGCTAAAAATGGCAAAGTCAATCAACTTATCTCTATGTTTAGCCATGAGTTACCTCCCTCTTAATTAAATAACGTGCTCATGTAGGATGGATCGTATTCTTGGATGAAATCGATTTCACGAGCTGGCGTTGGGACGCCCAAATACACATGGAATCGAATAATACCATTCAACAAATCTGTTGTAGGGTTTTCGGATTCTAAGAATTCTACACGTGCCCCAAGAAGTGCCCCTGAAGCTACGTGTCCATTAAGCCATGCGTTTGCACTGTTGACTACATTATTTACTAAACGTTTGTTTGTAGGATTATCGATTTTAGACCAGAAGGAGGTAATCAATGTATTAGACACCCAGTTGAACATACGACGTACAGGAATAAAGGAATCCTTAACATCTGTATTAGATGGGTATGCCGTTGTACGATTGCCCCAGGCTCTCCATCCGCCAATGAAATTAAGCGCGGTAACAACGCCTTGGCCGTTCAAATACGCCGCTTCGTCTGGGCCTAAGTAGATTTCAGTACCGTCTTTCAAGACAGCACTGTCCGCTTGCAAAGACTCATTGGACGGAGATTTGTAAGGAATATCATCATACTTAGCATCTGTCTTAGCCATAAGACCTGCAAGCTGTGTGGATAAATGGAATTGGCGATTAGCTAATGCTACTTTTGGCCAACACAAGATTTGACGTTCATCGACGTAGTTCTTTTTATTTTCCCATTCACTAACTGCAGTTGCTTTTTTAATTTCATCGGTAGGCGCATCACATAAAGACATAGCTTGGAACATGCCGTTAATAGTAGTTTCCTTAGCTTTCATAACCGCTGCTACGAGCGTATTATGAGACCAACCTGGTGCCAATAAGTTGCCAGGAATTAAACCAAAGCGAGGGAACACTTCATTGATGAGTTCCAAGCCCTTGCGTTTACCGTCAGTATCTACACCGCCTACAATGTCGTCTGCAGTCACCATAGATGGGTCTACATAATCATAAGTCACCCAAACAGATGTTGCACTTTTAAGCGCCCCAGTATCTACGATACCAATAAGCAATTTGCCTTCGTCATTAAATACTGCTGTGTAATCAACGTTAATTGTTAAAGCGGCGCCACCATTTGTAGCTGATACTTTTAACGTGTTAAGTAGCACTGGGTCTTCAATAGTTACGACTTTATTCTGAATTTGCTTTTGCGTAGAAGTTAACGTTTTCTTATGTTTCTTAGAATCAAGAACATTAATAAATACTACTGGCGCCATTCCAAATAAAGAGAACTGGGAGTACATAGCTTCGCACAAAGTATATTTATCCCATTCTTTAGAGTACCCAAATTGAGTAGTTGCAGATGCATAGTCATAGCACAATACTGCTTTATTTGCTTCAGCAGCGTCTGTCGCTAAATGTACAGGTGCAGTACCTACAAAAACGGGCAAGGCAGCCGTAGCTTCTGTCATAGAAATAAGAGAAGTAGGTACCTCTCTTGTATAAATTCCGTGTCTATAGTTTCCCACTATCTACGACCTCCTCTTTTAAATTCAAGGCAAGCTGCATTCATTGCAGTACCTTCTGTTGCTAATTCCTGTTGCGCTTCCGCAATTCTATTAATTGGTACGAATAACAAGCGTAACATTGCTTTATCTTCACCCACTACGGCAGGGATGCCGTCAATATAGACTGTGCCAGTTGTAAGCCCTAACTCAGCGCTGTTAGGACCTAAGTAGATTACTTGTTTAGCATCCTTAGATTTAACTGTTTTTTCTACAACTTCAGTTGCTTCATTTACAACTTCAGTTGGTACATCAGTTTTTGCCATTAAATAATCATCTCCTCTCGTATTTGTTCGATATCATATTTAACTGTCATAAATCCCTCCCAATACGGATAGGCTTGATCCGGAGGGATATCGGTATCAATTCCGTGTTTATCATCCATTACTAAACGGTATCGCTTAGCAATAACGGGATGGGCCAGTAGCGCTTGCCGTGTTGTTTCCAAAAAGTTGGTAATCTCCATCCACCCTTTTTCCACGTCTTCAGAGTACACTCCATGAATCAGAAAAAGTTGGACAGTTGACCCCTGCAAGGTATCCTCGACCTTATTAATTCGAATAACAAGATGTGGATATTGGTCCTCCTTGGATGATTCTTTCATTTTTAAAAATCCAGGTACAACTATTAAAGGGTTCCCCTTTACTTGTGCATCATCACTAAAATAGTTAGCATGCACTTGTCTGAGAAAAATACCTAAATCAGTTGCCAATTGCGTAGGTGTCATTTGCTACTTCCTTATTAACTCTTCGAATGAAGTTCCGATTTGTCGTAACAGCTCTTCTTGCGCCACATTACCGACAAAAGCCGATACTTCAGCATTCTTTAACATACTTGGGACTGCAGGCCCGTGGAATTGTCCTATTGGGTATCTGTCCGGTCCTTTACGGTACATTGCGCCAATATGCCCGTTTCCCATTCGTGCAATGAAAGCATTAGGAATTGCTCCTCCACCACCATTGCGCATTACTTGAGCTTTGACTGTACGACCTTTCCGCTTAGGTGGGCGTTTTGGTGTAACTCTAAACTTAGTAAGTGCTACAGGCCGGCCTTTAGACCTAATAAAAGCTGATAGTCCAGAAGCGGTTGCTCGCTTTACATTGATCGTTTGCTTAACGTTGGCTTTACTTATGAAGTAATCCTGCGTTGCCTTATTAACAATTGCATTTCGAATCTTAGGAACTGCTGTGTTAATAGCTTTTGACGTCGCTCGTTTTGTTTCACCAGAGAGAGCATCTATCTTAACTAGGCCTTCCTGCAATCCTTTTATATCAATAGTTACACTCACGAACTATTCCCCCTAAGGACTATATTCAACATGCCCATGTCATCTTCACATGATTGAACGAGCATGACTCGACCGTTGAATCGAAAGATTTGATTATACTCTGGCACTTCTGGTAAATCCTGTTTGGCCACGTGCACCACGATCGTATCGTAAATCAATCCGTCAATATCCTGCCCCATAATTTCAACATGCTGTTTATCGGTAAGACCTTCTGCTACTGCATAGCACTGTGTACCATTTAGATTATGCACTTCGGCAAATTCATTTGAGTTGATAAACACGGCTTCAATATCATTCTGCACAAAGTCCTTAAATCCCATGATTATTCACCTAAAACGTCGATAAGTTCTTCACGAGTAGCGTCGCCAGGAACATCCAATTGTTCAGCAGATGCCATTACGCGTAGGGCTTCATCAGATAAAAGTTCCAAGTTAACATCTGCATCAGATGCAAGGATATCTGCAATCATGCTCGCTTTTGTAGCTTTGCTTGCAAAATCAAGACCGATAGATTTGCCATATCTTGCGATATCAGCATTCGTCATGGCACTAAGAGCCACAGCGAAAGAGTCTTCAGTGTTGTTTTTATTATCGCCATTAACCGCAAAAGCAGCACCTAAACGAATTAGGCGCTGTTCTTCTTCTGCAGTCAATTCGGAGATAATTTCACCAGGATTATACACATAATCTCCAGTATTGATTGTGTGCTTAGCTTGTACCGGCATTAGTCTTACCTCCTTTAAAATTACAATACGTCCGCTACGAAGTAGGAGTCTACATCGAATGGAACGTAAATAGGGCGAGATTGCAATTCTAAGAACGCTGCATCAGGGTCACGAGTAACCAATCGACGCATTACGTATTCGCCTTCATATGTTACAAAGTCCATGCCTTCGCCAGGGATGATTGTATTTGCACCATACAATTTAGTAAATTTGGCCATATCAGAAGCAACTAACAATTTACCTGTAGCTACCATTTCTTTTTCTTGACCGTCCGTTGGATCCACATAGTAGTTATCATATGTAAATACGTTACATTGAATTTGACCGCCCATGAAGCCAACATAAACAGCGCCTTCGGCCATTTGTTCGAACTGTAATAGCCCCATTTCTGTACGACGATTATCAAATAATGCCAAGATTTTTTTATCGGAAAGCATTACTTCTAATGTTTCAGAGTTCATGACCAACGTATTCGGATTAAAGCCGGATGCTTTCAAGCATTTCTTTTTCCATTTAATGATGTTTGCCACAATTTCTGCTGCAGATTGACCCCAGCGGGCGTTACCTGCCAAAGTTTCTTTATTTGTAAAATTAAAGTCTACGACATCGTCAATACCTTCGCCTTTAATATGAGCTTGGCCGTTGAATAACACGTCTGCCGCCATAACTTCTTGAGAGCGCACCAAGTTGTCCTTCAATTCTTGCGTATCTTGCGCTAAGAGTTGGATTGCACGTTCTTCTGGAGATACCGTGCCAGCAAATGGCTGTTCGCCTGCTAAACGAACCTTGATATCGTTTTCAGTGATAGCACGTTTTTCTTTCTTTTGTGCAGGTTTGTAAGTAGTAGTTGTTACACCTGTACGTTGAGATAATGGCGCTGTAGAGTTTGGTGCGACCCAAGGTGTAATAGTACGGCGACCTTTTACGATGTCAAAAGAAACTGTTTCAGTTAGGAATGTTTTTGTATCTTTGAAAAATAAGTCTTTCAAAAAGGATGGCACATCGGGAGTACGACGAACCACCGCAGCTAGTGTTTGAGGTGTGTAAATATTATCCATGTGTCCTCCTTATTAACGGAAATAAATGTTGCGGGCTTCAGCTTTAGCTGTGAAGTCTTCCGCTTTTTTACCAGATTTGAATACTAAATTAGCTGTAGCAAATTCACCAGTTACTGCGATTTCTGCTACTACGTCGCCTTTTGTAGCGTCGATATCTGCTAATGCTACGCCGTACACATCAGTATCTGCACGTTTAGCTTTTTTAGATGCAGTTTCAAATTCTAATACTGTACCTGCTTTAATTACAGCAGCATCTTGACCGATTGTTACTTTTTTAGTAACGACTGGCATTTGTGTACCAGCAATTAGAGATTTGTACTCTAACTTTTGTTCTTCCACATATGGCATATTGTCTGCCCTCCTTATTTTTTAACGCGTGCTTTCATTACACGATCGACAATTTGCATTGTCTTTTCAGAATCGTCGATTTCTTCATCAAGCACTTGACCTGGGATTGTATCAACTTTATTGGATGCATTGTTAGCATCTTGCATTAGTTGTTGTAATTGATTAGTTGGTTGTTCAGGTTGTGGCATATTGAGTAATTCAACAGCTACATCTTGAACCGTAGCATATGTTTCATATTTGGCGCGATTAATTACTTCTGCGCGTACTTCGTTATTAATCCCATCAAGGGCTTGTAATCGTGCACGTTCTGCAGCAACGCCCGCATTAAATACTTCGTCATATACTTCCGCATAATCTGTACGTAACAATTCAGCAGTTACTTCCATTGGCTCTTCTCCTTTCTCTTCATATTTATCAACAGGCAACCCTTTAAGTACATCCATACTCATTGGTAAACCATTGACAATTAAGTCAGTGCCTTTACGGCACGCAACCATTTGCAAGGATTCATCTACACTTGTGCAGAAACCTTTTTCAAGTGCTTCTCTGGCTGTTAACCAAGTTTCATCGTCCATCATGGTTGCGATTTCTTCACGAGATAGCCCTGTGCGGGCTTCGTAAATATCGATAAGATTTTCTTTTGTTTTACGTAAAGATTCAGCGGCTTTTTCAAAATCATCTGCTTCACCATATGCAAAAGAACTAGGGTTGTGAATCATCATTTCACTGCCTAGCGCCATATGGATTTCATCGCCGGCCATCGAGATAATAGAAGCGATGGATGCAGCCAAGCCTTCGATGATAACAGATTTCTTATTTTGCAAGGCGCGCAATCGGTTGTAAATTGTAACGCCCGCAGATACTTCTCCGCCTACAGAGTTAACATGTAGAACGATATTTTGAGCCGGATCTAATCCTTGGAGCTGTGACAGTACGTTAGAAACGCCAGTATCTTCTCCCCAATAGTCCGTTCCGTTCATGACTACGCCGTAAATATCGACGTCAATCGTCTCCGCTTCCTGAATCAGATTTAGCGGAGTTCGAATTTTGAACTGAAATTTGTTGTCCTTGTTCATGCAACAATCCTCCTTCATCCATAGATTGGTGTTCACGAATACGTTGTGGTAAGATTTCATTTTCGTAGTCCATGCCTGTAAGCTCTGCTGCTTCTTTAGCACGAGTACTAAATGCATTCTTAACACGAATTTCTGCTGCAGTAGCTTCCTTCTCAGGGTCTAGTTGACCTTGTGATGGTCCGTACCACTCTGCTCCTAACCAAGCCTCTCGAATAATTGGGTCGTCGAAGAAACCTGGCGCGTCAATGCGACCTAATAGAATGGCCATTGTAAGCCACTCCTCGTAAATAGGATTGCAAAATTGAGTGATAAATTCAGCACGTTGCATTTCAACAGACTTCCAATATTCGAGCAACGCCGCTCTTGATGCGGAGTAACTTTGGCCAAAGTGCTTAACTAAAATCTCATATGGAATTTCTAGCGCTGCACCTACATGGCTAATAAGAGAAGACGTAAAGTCTGCGAAGCTCGTTGGTATCGGCGTTTTTTCGGCTACATTTACTTTTTCGCCGCTAAGCTCTTTGCGGTTTT